TTGAGCAATCAAAATTGCAACTGATGTGCTCAGAAGCAACTCTACCTGGATCTAATCTAGCAACACTTGAACTTACTAATGATTTTACTGGTGTTACTGAAAGACATGCATATAGAAGAGTTTATGATGATCGCATTGATTTGACTTTTTATGTTGATGCTGAGAATTACTTACCCATCAGGTTTTTTGAAACTTGGGTAAAATATACTGTAGATGAAAGTTTTGCAAAGCAACGTGGTAAAAATGCCGGATCAAAAGATCCTAATTATTTTTATAGAGTAAGATATCCTGAAGGTCCTAATGGATATGCTGCATCTGGATTGAAAGTAATAAAATTTGAAAGAGATTATAAGCAGAGACTTGAATATGAATTTATAAAATCTTTTCCAATTAGCGTCTCTTCTATGCCAGTTGCTTACGATTCTTCTTCTCTATTGAAGTGTACTGTTTCGATGACGTATATTAGATATGTTTTAAATCAAGGAAGACCTCAAGATGAGACTCCCGAAAATACAAATCCTAATTTGACATCAGAACAGCAAGCATTATTTAACTCTTCGCAATTCTATGGCGATACTTTGAGAGGTCTTACTTTTGGTGATTTTAGCACTACTGGTGGAATTAGTTTTGGTGATGCAAAAGCAGCTGGAAATAGTATTAATGTGGAAGATGCTTTCTCTGGCAACTTTACCTTGAACCCATAAATAATCACACTGAAACACTTTATAGGACATTATGCCTTTACCTAAGATTTCTACGCCAATTTATGAACTTGAATTGCCATCAACAGGAGAAACAGTTCAATATAGACCTTTTTTAGTTAAAGAAGAAAAAGTTTTAGTAATTGCTTTAGAAAGTGAAGATACAAAACAAATTACGAATGCAATTAAGTCTGTAATTAAGAATTGCGTTCTTACTAAAAATATTAAAGTTGAATCTTTGCCAACGTTTGATATTGAATACTTGTTCCTTAATATTCGTGGTAAGTCTGTTGGTGAAGAATTGGAAGTGAATATTATCTGTCCAGATGATGGAGAGACCCAAGTTCCTGTGAAAATTGATCTTGATGATATTCAAGTTCAAAAGAATGATGAACACACAAATAGAATTAAACTTGACAATACTATTATGATGGAAATGAAATATCCATCATTGGATCAGTTTATTAAGAATAATTTTGATTTTGATAATAAGAATGTGATGGATCAATCATTTGAATTGATTGGTTCTTGTATTGATAAAATTTATACAGAAGATGAAGTGTGGTCTACTGCAGATGTAACAAAGAAAGAACTAAACGAATTCTTAGAGTCCATGAATTCTTCTCAGTTTAAAGATATTGAGAAGTTCTTTGAAACTATGCCTAAACTTTCCCACACTATTAAAGTAAAGAATCCAAAGACTGAAGTTGAAAGCGAAGTTGTTCTTGAGGGCTTAGCGTCTTTTTTCGCGTAGCAATGGTCCATATGGACCTTGAAAATTATTTTCGTTTGAACTTTTCCTTGATGCAGTACCATAAATATTCTTTATGGGAGATTGAAAACTTGATACCGTGGGAAAGAGATATCTATGTTGAATTATTACAACAGCATCTTGAGGAAGAGCAATTAAAACAACAGCAGCAGATGAACAATGCCCACTTCTAAGGACCTAAAAGACCTAGATTCACAACTCAAAAAAACAGTCATCTCTGCTGAAAGTTTTAAGAGAGGGAGTTCTCTTGATTCATCAAAAAGTATTGCAAATATACACAAGACAATTGGAAATCTTGCTGGACATACAAGGAAACTAGCTGTTCGTTTTATTAATTTAGAAAAGGTTGTTGATAATAACTCTAGAAAGATTACAATTCTAAAAAATCTTTCACAATCTCAAAGTAAAAGAATAAGTGGTGACAACATTGGTGCAAAATTACCCGGTAGTTCTGCATCAAATGTAGAAGATAGTATTTCTGCGATTGCAAAATCAGTAAGTTCAATCGCAGAAATAATGGCAGGTAGAAAGAAACTTGTTGATGACACTGCTGCGTATGAAAGAAGAAAAGCAGAGCAAGAGAAAAGAGGTCTTGCTGAAAGTAAGTTAGAAACTGTATTTAAGGGGATTGCTAAGACTGCAGAAAAAATTATAGCACCTGTTAAAAGTCTTCTTGACAGAATACTTGAATTTATTGGAACTGTTATTCTTGGAAGAATAGTTTTTAAAATTGTTGAGTGGTTTGGTGATTCAAAAAATCAGGAAAAGGTACAATCAATTGTTCGTTTCTTTAAAGATCATTGGCCAAAACTTCTTGCATTATATCTTGTATTTGGTAATTCGTTCGGAAGGTTTGTCTTCAGTTTAACCAAAACTTTAATTGGTGGAGCAATTAAACTTGGTATCGCAATTGCCAAACTACTAGCAGCAAAAAAGGTAGCAGGTGCTAGGGGAGTAGCGAAGTTTCTTGGTAAAGCTGGAAAACCCATTGCTGCTGGATTGGCAGTTGCAACAACAGTTGGTGGAGCATTAGCAGTAAGCAATACTCTTAAAGGTAATGAACAAACAAAAGCACAGGGTCTTGCTGGTGGTGGATATGTAAGACCAAGATTTCCTGTGTTTAGTGGTGGTGGATTTAACTTTAAAGGTATGATGAGTGGCGCAGGCATGGGCGCTATGTTTGGTCCTTTAGGAATGCTTCTTGGTGGCGCATTTGGGTCTGGAAAACCACAAGAAATGATGAGTGGTTTTGTAAGTGGTGAGAAGGGTGTGGATAAAGTCCCTGCGATGCTTAGTGATGGTGAGTTTGTTATGTCTCGCGGTGCTGTCGCAAAGTATGGTGTTGGCACTTTGGAAGCGATGAACGCTGCTGGTGGTGGAACAAATAAACCAAAGATTATGAGTGGGACTGCTTATGCTCAAGGTGGTGGTTACATTACTACAAAAGAAGAGAAGAAAGAGAAAGTAAAGGATCCAATACTAGAGAAAAGGCAGAAAGAACTTGATAAATTGTCAAATGCAGCAGCGTTTGGTAATTATAGTGATGTTGAAATGGATTCTAATAGATCCGTTTTAATTGACAAAAGATTAAAGAGAATAGAATCTCAGATGCAAGTTCAAAAAGCACTTGCATCCGGAAAAGGAATTAATGTAAAGGGAGCAACTTTCGGTACTAATATTGGAACTGGATATGGTGCAAAGTATAAAGGAAGAGATGCAGTGAAAGTAAAACTTCCTCCGGGTGGAAGTTATGAACCACAAATAACACTTGCTGGTAAAATATATTATGCAATGAAGCAAGGTGATAGTGTAATATATACTGCTCAAGATTCTAGAGATGTCGGCGGCGGGGGAATGTTCCAACCTGGTGGATTGTTTGGTGGACCAAGAATGTCTGCTAGACAAAACTATGCTGCGTCAAAAGGGAAGTATTATGATCCTCGGGATCAAAAGACTTATGCAAACAAAAATGATGCAGATGCTGCATATAAATCCAGAATTGTTAAATTGGCATCACAACAAAACCTTGATAGATTGAGTAATGAAGGTAAAGGTAAAGAAACGGGAATATCACCGTCTGGAAATGTAATCTATAGATCTAAAGGTAAAAGATTTGATGCTGAAGATAGGGCAAGAGCAGAGGAAAATAAAAACAGAGGTGGGTGGTTAGGTCAACTAAACAGAAGTTTTACAGGGACTCTTGATCGTTTAGCTGGTGGAAAGAGTAGATATGAAGCAGCAGACAAAGCATCTCAGGCAAGAATAAAGCAAAAAGGTGCCGAATCAATTGGTAGATACTATTCATCCTCTGATGGAAAGTATTATAAAGATTATTCTGATGCAAAGAAAGCCAGAGACCTGAGACTTTCTCAACAGCAAAATAAATCGGCACCAAAAATTACTCCTATACCAAAACCACAACAACAATCATATTCTCAGAGAATGAAAGCACGTCAGGATGCTAGAAGAGGTGGTGGATCTGCAACACCTACAACTCCAAAGTTTGGTGCAACTAATCCTGCAGCAAGTAATGCAAAATCTAAAACTCTTGGAGTTAAGGTGTAATATAAAATGGCAATCACCTCAGAAAAACTTCTAAACAGACCATCAGAACTCCATAGACG